CTAGAAATAGCACTTGCCTTAATTTGTCGTATTCTTGGTATAAGGCGAAAGCCTTAAAACAAGACGATATAGGCCGCGTACTTAAAGTAGCTCGTTTATTGGCGGGCATAGTGTCTAATCTGTGCGACTTCCGTAATATACGGCCGTCGCATGGACCTGGCGCTGTGTCTGATGCCAAGCGAGGTTACGATAAGTGGTCCAAGTTAGATATGGCTAGTACTCGTCTTTGTGACAAGTACTATCCTATCTCTGATTGGAATGTTCCTACTCCTGAGTGGTTTGATCACCGCTCGGCTAGATACACCGAAAGCGTGTGTAAGCTAGCAATTGTCCCAAAAGATAAGCGTGGTCCTCGCATCATCTGCACTCAACCCGTTGGGTTGATGTGGATTCAGCAAGGGCAGCTGCGTTCTCTGAATAAGGCAATTGAGTCCTCTGCTATCCTTAAGACTAACCGTCTAATCAACGGGGAGTCAGGATGTTCATCAATTAAATTTGATGATCAGTCTCAGAATGGTAGTCTCGCTCTTGAGTCCTCACGGACTCGAGAATTTGCGACTATTGATCTGAAGGATGCTAGTGATCTTGTCAGCTGGGGTCTTGTTCGCTACTTGTTTAACAAGTATACCGTTCAATACCTCGCTGCCTCGAGAGCAATGTACGTCAGGTTACCAAATAAAGAACTCGTAAAGTTGCACATGTTCGCCCCTATGGGGAGTGCTATGTGTTTCCCAGTCGAGTCTCTGGTATTCTGGTGTGTGGCTGCTGCAGCTACATACGTACAGAGAGGAGTGACATACGATTACTTATCTGGTGGGTCTGCTACGAAGTTTCTTCGAAGCAATCTATCAGAGGTTTTCGTTTTTGGTGATGACGTACTTGTTCGACGTGAGTCTTGCAAGTTCGTCTGTGAGTGTTTTGAATCTTTGGGTTTTAAGCCCAATTATAACAAAACATTTGCGGAGGGATTCTATAGAGAATCCTGTGGTGTGGATGCTTACCAAGGTGAGCGACTTGACATCGCCCGTCTTCAGTGTCCTACCCTCACCAGTATGTCGGAAGCCTATGCTAATATTGATCTTGCTAATAGAGCAAGACGGCATGGGCTAGCTAGCCTCGCCGATTACCTAGAAGCAAATGTTGAGTCCTTTGTTGGATTCAATATAGCTGCTGGTTTATCCAGTAGTAGCTTATGGGATCGTGGCTGGCCGTGCGATAGTCAAGGAGCTGATATAGCTCTTGGATGGAATGTGCGACACAACAAGAAGATCAGGTTTAACCCTAGTCTTCAATATTGGGAAGCACAGACCGTTATTGCACGCCCGCTCGATTATACCGAGCCGCAAGACGGTAGGTACCGTCTGTTCAGAGGTTTGACCTCTGGCGTTGATGAACATACCGTTGACTGGTTGAAACCAGACAACATGCAGTATCATCTGGGGTGGGTTAGGGCCTTTTAATAGCCCTAACCAACCGAAGCGGTCTTAATTGACCGAGCTGTATATTTAATACAGTTTCCTTCAAGTCCAC